TGAACCCCAAGACCTGACCGAGCGTAGAAAAGTATTGTCCGGCACTGAGTTGCCACCTTCCCCAACCCCTTCTGAAAACAAGGAGACTCCCGATGAGTAAGTTTGCAGAAACCAAAACGTTTGCTGAGTTCGAGGCTCAGTTGAAAGTCGACGGCGCACGCATGGACACCGAAGACGTGGTGTACACCCTGATGTGTGCAGGTTTGTTCGACGGCATCACACGCAACAAGCCCGGGTCCAGTGAGGACTTCGATGTTGTCAAGGCACGCATCGAGGCCATGCTTGATTCCGACCCCGGCCTTGCCAACACCTTCATGATGATGAGCGTTGTCTCGTCAGTTGCCAGCGCGTTCCGCTCCCGCATGAACCTGATGGAGAAGAACGCAGACATGATGATGCGTTTGACCGAGGTCTTCAATGAGGCCAAGGCTAACGACGGCAGCATCCCCGCCGATCATGTGGAGATGTTGCTCGACAAGGTTCAGGATTTGGGCCGCTTCTTCAAGAAGAAGTCAGCCGAAGCCAGCGACCACTACGAGCGCACGTCTGAGGCGTCCGCCGATGCTGCCATTGGCAACATGAAAGCGTACACCGAGAAGATGGTCAAGCACAAGACTGAGATGCAGCGCGGTACGCTCATCGAGTTGGTGCAGAAAGCCGTCAACGATGGCTTGCCCCCGCACGAGGCTCACTGGCCCGTCTCCTTCTGTCTTGGAGACGATGAGTGGCAAATCATCGAGAAGTTGCATGCTGTCATGAGCGCCCTCAAGAAGTCCGGCGACAACCCCGCTGACTTGGACATCCAGCAACTGAAAGACTTGCTCGACGATGAGTGATGCTGCAAACCCGTTTGAGGACTGCCCCCCCGTCATGGGGGGGTATCCTCATGATACTTCTAAGCACTGGCCCAAAGAACAAGGAGAACCCATGAAAGTTCACGGCCTTCTACTGTTGCCCAACGGCACCCGACATGACGTGTCCTGCGATGTTGATTCGTGGGACGATCTTAAAGAAGATCACGGCGTCACCTTCTTCGACATCGTGCGTGGCAACCAAACCACCAACCAAGCCACCATCTTGGTGGACGATGAGGGGTTGCTCAAGGACAACAACCCGCTCAACTTCTGGTCGGTTGTTGTCTGTCCGCTGTTCGAGATCGGTCAACCCTTGACCGGACCCATCTGGATCTTCGGTCCTGCCAATGACCAAGGTGAGATGACCGACATCGACCCTGACTTGCTTGCCAAGATCCCGCCAACTCTGCGACCCAAAGCAGGCTTTGAGGTTCACTTCTTGGATTCAGGTGACGACACCTGAGCAAGCAACAGCGTTGCCAGTTGGAACAACTGGTCCGCCTTCACTGTCACTAACCATTCCCCACCGTCTTCCCGCATAAATACCAGCGGGAGACGGTGGGGATCTTTTTTTGTGTCCTCATCGCACTGATCCATGAACCGGCAGGCGGCGATGCTCTTCCGCCGCTTGACCTCAATCCAAAGCGGGTCACAGCCCGCCACGTCCGGGTCCACGGCTCCGTCTGACTGGCGCGAGCGGCGGGCCTCAGTCCAGCCGAGCGACTGCATGACCTGCACGACCTCACGCTCACCCCGCTTGCCCTTGTCCCGCTGCATCTTTCCCATCAGAGACTCGCGAACTTATTGACCGGAATCATGTAGCAGGGTTCAACGTCGGCGCTGTCTCTGGTCTGCATCGTGCGTCCACCATACACCAACTTGGCTTGCCCCGGAACGTCGTGCAGGTGGGTGTAGTGGCAACCGCCATCCATCGTCCCGACCACGAATACCGTTGGCAACTTGAGCGACTGGTGATACTGGCAAGCAGTGTGAACCTTGCTCATTGACAGCATGATGGTTGGGTACTGGCCCCAGTTCATTCGGCGCATCTTGACTTCCGCAAAGCCAACGATTGCATCTGCCTTCGTGACTGCGAAGTCCATGCGGTAGGACATTGGCAACTTGTGGTACTCGATGTTCCACGCAGCAGCCAAGCGTTCCATGATTGCTTGCTCGTTGTTGCGGTCGTCTTGGTTCTCATACATCGTCCGGGTCATCGTCTTCATGCTCCTCGTCTCTTGCGTCACTCCAAAACCAATACTCAAGAAGCAGGACTGTGACTGCTCCAATGATGTGGTAGTCGTCCATGTCAAACTCAAGTTGCCAGTTGTCAATCAGTCGTCGTAGATCCTGCTTCATCTTTTCTGGTGGGGTAATCACAATGGCCTCGCTTGGTTGGCAACCAACTCAACTACTTGCTTGCTTGCTCCGTGCCCCACCACCCAGTCCTTGACATCAGAACCTTTGGATGGGTACATGATTCTAACCCGTGAGACTTTGGGCTTGAGCAAACTGGCAATAGACTTTGCCCCCTGCTTGCCGGGCTTGTCGTTGTCCGCAACGATCACCACGTCATGCTTCCAGCACAGCATCTTGGTGAGGAGAATCCCACCGCCATTGCAGGACGGGCGACCCACGGCAGGCAGGCCGATCTGGTGCAGCGCCAGCGTATCCGTTGGACCCTCAGCGACGTAGACACTGCCGTGGCTGGGCGGCTTTCCAACGTAGAACAGGCCAGCCCTGCTCCCCTTGACGGCGAACTTGTTCCCGTCTGGGGTGCGAAGCCTGATGCCGATCACGGCCCCGTTGCTGGCTCGCATCGGGAACGTGTACGCCGACTTCTTGGCTGACCATCCGACCTGCATATCTTCTAGTCCCCGCCTTCTGAGGCCCGTGGATAGGACGAGATGGTCATACATGTAGCCTTCCATGGCTGCGACACACTGATCGACGCCCCGTTGCCAGTCAATGTCCAGCGGCTCAGTGACCGCAACTGGTGCGGACACAGGCTTTGGCTGAAGCAAGGGGTTGATGACGTGAACCCAGCCCGCATCTCCTGCGCGCTTGTCACTCTCAACCCGTGGGCATATGGCTGTCGATCCATCCTTGGATACCAAGCACCAGTCAGGCTTGTTGCATATCGGGCATGGGTTCGCCCTGCTTACTCGTTCCCAGTCCGTACTCGTCATGCAACAAGTCCTTCGGGATTCCGGTTGAGTCCATCCATTTCTCCACCTCGTTTATCAATACTCGTCTGTGCCCTGACACTGGCAACCGATACCCGATCAGGTGGCCTTTGTCGATGGCGCGAATGATTGTTTGCTGGGACACACGAGCAACTCGTGCGATCTGTCCGGTAGTCAAACTGTCAACGTCAATCTTGTGCTTCATCAGTGAAACCCTTTTCTAATTGGAACCAAACGTTCTTGTTATCTATGCGTCTGCGTACTGCACCGTGTGATCTCCTATATCTGTATAGCACATCCTGCGTTATCACTAACGTCAGGAAGCGTGACAGCGACCCCTTGTTAGGGTCGAACCGCCGGTCGTAGGCTCTGCGTGCAATGACGTAGAACTCTGCAACCAACTCATCCTCATCCCATCTGGCGAACCGACCGTTGATCCTGTACTTCTTTGCAAGGAAGTACAGTAGGCCGAGGTGTTCATCCAGCGGGTGGCTCTGGCTTTTTCCATCCGCCATCTGCCAATTCCTGAATCATGTCCTTTGCTTGTTTTGCTGTGACTTTCTCATACGGCAATCCATGCTCCTTGAGTATTGCTTCTTGCTTAAACGACGGCCTGTTCAGTTTGCGACGTAGCATAATCTGATAGACCAGCGCGCCAGCCTGCTTGCGTGTCAGGCTCTCGGCTTCAATGCCATTGTTGGCAAGCATGATGATCTGCTTGTCCGTTGGCTTTTCTTTGGGGTTGGCAGTCACGACCGGGGCGAACCCAAGATCCTCAAACGGATCGACTGCCCTGCTTGTGTACGACGAACGCAACTTGACTTGCGCCCGGCGCAGGTTCTCCTGCTGGCGGGCAGCGTTCCTCTCCTCTGCCAGTTTCTCCTTGGCCTCGGCTTCTTCAAGCAACTCGATGGGATCCAGTTCTTCTTCGTCAGGCACACGCCTGCTTACTCTGTCGACCAGATCATCAGGTGCCCTGCCTGCCAACACATCAAACGTAGTGACAAGGCGGTGCCTTCCGGCGTTGCCCCTGAAGTCAAGGACAAGCAGGTCGGGCTTACTCGACTGGCCTATCGCCTGCTTGCGGGTCGTCGCACACGAATCTGATTGGGGTGGGGTCAAAGGCCTCGTCCCCCTGCCCACGCATTGCGTGTACCTCGCTCTCGATTTCGTGGCTGTGAACATCGCGACACATGCGACGGACGGCTGATCGAATCCCTCGACTAAGACTCCCACATTGACCATCCATTGCAACTTGCCTGCGGCAAACTGCTCCAACAATTCTTTGCGCTGCGTCTTTGGCGTCTTGCCTGATACCCATGCTGCACTCTCCGGCCTATGCCTGTTAATGATTTCTGCCACCAACTCGGCTTGCCGAACGGTGGCGGTGAAGATGATGGTGGGCCTGTCCCCTGCCAACTCAAGCGTCGGATGGATCATCCCGTGTAAGTTCTTCTCTTCCTCCAGCACCTCTGCCAATTGACTGGCGCACAGGTCGCCAGCCACTGTCTTGATCTGCGAGTAGTCAAGTGTCCCGACCCGCACAAACTTCTGCTTGATAGGTACAAGCCAGCCCTGATTGATGCCGTCCAAGATTGAATACTGGTAGCAGCAGGTATCAAATACTGTGCCCATCGCCATCTCATCTGAACGGTCAGGGGTAGCAGTGACGCCCACCACACGCAGACTTTTGTTCTGCTTCATGTAGTCAATGAACGTGCGGTAGGAATTACTGATCGCGTGGTGCGCCTCGTCAACAAGCAGGAGCGAGTAGTCGTTGGGGTCAAACTTGTTGTACCGGCGGTGCCCAAGGATCTCGGACGTGAGGGTCTGGATACTGGCAAGCACAATGCTGGCCTTGCTTCCCGCCTTCGACTCCGCCTTCTCGATGGCTGGCACCACACCCAGCGTCTGCATGATCCGAGCCTCTGGCTGCTGGATCAACTCGGTGCGGTGGGCCACAAGCATGGCACGCCTGCCTGATGACAGGCAGCGCCGGATCATGTCGATCATGACCACGGTCTTGCCCAGCCCTGTTGCCATGACTACCAGCGTGGACTGGTTGCTGGCAAGGTCAGACCTTGCGGCATCAACTGCTTGGTTCTGATAATCACGCAGTTTCACAGCAGTTCGTCAGGCAGCAGCCTGTCCCTGTCTTTGTTTGACCAGCCAGTCTGCCCGCAGAAGGAGCAGCCATTGCCAGCGCAGACCTTGCACTGGTGGGTGGGCTTGACCAGCCTGAGTATCTGAATCATCCGCGCCCTGCACACAAGGAACTCTTCGTAGTCGCTGTCGCTGAACAAATGACCAGACATATCTCGCAACTCATCAACACGCCTGCACGCTCGTGTCAGGTGGTGAAGAGATTCACTTATGATCTCTCGTGCGTCTTCCTCGTCGTAGGTCATGAAGCCACAAATTACCAGACCTTCCGAATTTGTCAAGACCAAAACTTAAAATTTTTTCCTTGACAGCCTTGGAAGGGTTGGTACAATCCCTAACAGCACCACCTGATATGGGGTTGCTCTAGGAGAAACCATGGCATTACAGCACCTTGATGAGCAGGACTATCGTGCCCTACCTCATCTCAACCAATCCATTCTCAAGCATGGCCTACGGTCAATGCTGCACATGAAGAATGCAATGGAAGCCCCGTCCAAAACAACGGACGCTTTGATCTTTGGACAACTGGTACACACGCTGGTGCTTGAGCCGCATGCGTATGGCGAGCAGTTTGCTGTTGCTCCAGAGGTTGACCGCAGAACAAAAGCAGGCAAGCAGGAGTGGGAAGACTTTCTTGCTGTCAACCACGACCGCACCCCAATCAAGAAGGCTGACTACGACCGAGCCTGCGACATGATGGGGGCACTGCGTGCGCACCCTGTTGCCAGCACCTATCTCGAACGCATCAAAGATGCAGAGATTGCCTGCACATGGAAGCATGATGGCCTTGACTGCAAAGCCAAACTGGATGGGGTGATCCCCGGCAAAGGCAAGGCCAAGCCAATCATCGTTGACCTCAAGACAGCGATGGATGCTTCGCCCGCAGGCTTTGCCAACTCGGTAGCCAAGTTCAACTACCACTTTCAGCAGGCGTTCTACGTTGATGGCTATGCCCAGAACACCAAGCGCCGACCACGTTTCATCTTCCTCGTCGTAGAAAAAGAGCCGCCCCACGCGGTCGGCGTCTACACCTTGGACGAAGACGCTGAAAGAATCGGTAGAAAATCTTACGAATCTGTCTTGAAGCAGTGGAAATTGTGTTCCACTTCGGATAAGATTGAGGGGTACGGCAATGAAGTCAAGGAGATCAGCCTCCCCGGCTGGGCCGTACCAGACTCTGACATCATCATCTAACTCAAAGGAAACCTAGATGGACATTCGCGCAGCATTCCCTTCCAAGTATCTCAAAGCCGCAGACATCCCCGAACCTCAAGTCTTCACCATCCGTACCGTTGCTATGGAACGGATGCTTGACGGCACTCAGAAGCCAGCCATTGGCTTCCACGAAACTGAGCAGATGTTTGTTCTGAACAAGACCAATGCCAACCGCTGTGAGGCTATGTTCGGTTCCGACACCAACGCTTGGGCCAACCAACGTCTGGAGTTGTACAAAGACTTCGCTGAGTTCCAAGGCAGAACGGTTGATTCCATCCGCTGCCGCCAACCGCAGCAGGCCGCACCACAGCAAGCGGCTCCTCCTCCGCAGCAGCCTGCCGCACCGCCTGCATCGAACGACGATCTCCCGTTCTGATGTAAACCTCCTTGTTGGGTGGGGGCAGCAATCCACCGTTGCCCCCACCTTTAGCCCTCGGGCGACAAATCCTTTTTGACAGAGCGGTTCTGCCGCTCAACATCTCCCGCTCTGTCTGTTGCAAGTCAGGCAGAGCATTAGCCCTCGGGCGACAATCCACCCCCTCGCCAGCCCCCCTTCTCTTCTTGGGGGGCTGGTTCTTTCAAGGAGAAACCATGCCATATCACAGAGCAAAAGACCAATCGTCACGGGTCTGGTCATCCCGAATCACCGAAGAAGAACTTGCCACGGACATACCGCCAGTGGTTTGTTCCTGCGGAGAAGACATGGAATACCTTGGCTCCTTCATTGAGGCGGGCCACGGCTGGTCAACCTTTTCCTGCAAGTGCGGCGAGACTACTTCCGTAGGGAGCCTCGACCCTCGCTCACCTGTCTGAAGTCAGGACGGTTCAGATCTTCGGTCGCCTCCATCAGGATGCGGATTCTTTCTTCCAACTCTCCCGGCTCCCCGAACGGAACCTCTCGGTTGGTGAACTGGAATCGTTCGACCGCAGATTCAAGAGCCGTGGTTGGCACGTCATAATTGCGGAACTCTCCTTCAAGCAGGCTCTCAGTCAGATCTCTGCTTACTGCACCGAACGACATGCCCTGCCTGATCTGCCGATCACTGTAGCCCAGCGCACGCATGCCACCGACCAAACTCAACAGGTCTTTCTGCAAGTTCTGCCTTGCCCCGTTGTAGTGACCGACTGCTTCAATCAGGTAATCTTCATCTACACCTCTGGCTGTTCGGATAGATGCTCGATACCGTGATCCCAACTCCCGGTCCAACCTGTTGAACTCTGCCAACTTGAACAAGAAGGATTGCATCGGACTGATTGTCTCAGTCTTGAAGCCAGTTGCGTGCGTAAGAATCGAGTTGGCAAGGCTGTACCTTCTGCCGTAATCGTTGACTTGTCCAGTGGCAGCGCGAACAAAGTCAATGCCCTGACCAATGAAGCCCGGCTCGATACCACTCAGTACGTGCGTAAGCAACTGGCCTGCTTGATCGAACGTGCTTGTGCCCGGCTCGACGATGGCCCGACCATTCATGTCCTTGTTGCGTACCGCTTCGTAAGCAGCACCGAAGAACACCTCTTGCCCAATGAACGGTTGGAAGATCTGCTCAAGAGATTCAAGGATTGCCTTGTCTACATCTGAGTGTCTGCCTGCAAACAATGCGATGATTGGCTTGCGGAAGTAGACGAACGGGTCGACGTATCCGTAGTCGGTAAACTTGATCTCACCGTTCTCACCACGCTGGAAGAGCAACGTACTGTTGCGGTTCCAGAATGGAAGCATGCGTCTGATTGCTTCTTCCTCTTCATCGCTGATGCCTGACAAACTCTTGAACGCGATGGCTGCAATGGACGGCAGGCTCAACATGATTGCCAGCCCCATCATTCGGTTGCGTCCTGCCTTCTGGATCTCTGGATTAGAGTCAGACATCTCACGGCGTGCAAGCCTGATCCTGCCAATGGTTGTCCGGATCATCTCTGCTGTGTGCGAAGGGAAGGTGCCGACGATTGGCAGGCGACGCAAAGCAAGCACTGCTTCTGGAACCATCTCGTAGTTCGGCATGGTTTGCCCAACGATCTCCGCTGCCATCGCTTCGATCTCATCATCCTTCATGAGGGGATAGGCTTTCTTCAAACGCCCAGCCTCAATCTCGAAAGCAATGACTTTGAACACGTCATCTTCAAACGAGTACATCTGTTGCGTCTTGCCAATCACCCGTTGGGTCAGGCTTGATGTGTCACGACTGATGCGTCCAACACGAGTCAGGAAAGAACCAAGCGTCTCGTCCGCACCTGACTGGCGAATCATGTCTTCGATCTCAACCTCGAAGCCGTAGTTGACCACGCCCAGTTCAACCATGCGGCGGTATCGTTCGCGCCGCTTCTCATCAGTCACACCAAACAAGTCGTTGCCAGCAGCAGCGGTACTCCACCACTCACGCAAGTTGGTATCCATTGCGTTGCCGTTGAAGTATCCATTGGCAATCATGTGAGGTATGTTGCCAATGAAGTTCCGTGAGTGTGTCAGTGGTGACAGCACGGTCTTGCCATACTTGGTGAGCGCGTTGGCCTTGAAGATGAAGCCCATCAATCCACCAACGTCTGTCTTCTTAGGTTGCAGCAGGAACTCAAGAGCCTCCCGAACCTCATGCTTGACATACAAACCATGCAGCATGTAGTCAGGCTTGAACTTGTCAGGCGAATGGATGGCAACCCACTGGTCTCCCTCGCCAATAGGAATCATGTCGCCATGAACAATCCATCCTTGCTCAATACCCATGCCACGGATGTCAGCAAACAGACGGTGGTTCTCGATGACCGCTGCCATCTTGGTGATGGTGTTGGTGTAGTTCTTGAAGATGTTATCTTCTTCACCCATGAGGGCACGCAACGCCTTGCTAAAATCATCGTCGCCAATCCTGCGCTTCATCAGGATGCTGGCACCCTTGAGGTCAGACTCCTCAATGATTGACAGCATGGCAATGGGCGACTGACTCTCCGAGCCACGCATGAGTACGCTGTTTGCCAGCGCCGCTGCCATCGTTGGAATCTTGTCAGGGTCAAGTCGACCAGAGGCAATCTCGTCAGCGTACATCTTCTCGTACTCTTTGGTTGCCAGTTCGATGAACTTGTCTTTGACTTCTGCTGGTACGTTTTTTGCCCAGTCAGGTTCGCTAAACAACTTGTACGACCTGTTGACATACAGGCCCATGTTCTCACCGATCTTTGCACGCAAGCCATCAGGCAAGTCGAGGTTGTCTTTCAACGTAGCGGACATCTCATCAATGCTGTCACGCATGCCCCGCAAGGTAGCAAGCAAGCGAGGACTCATGCCCCTTGTCAATGGGTGTGGTCCGCTCACGTTGTAGTGGGTGCCATCGACAATGCTCTGCGGGATGCCAAGCAGCGTGTTGAGTTTTGCCATCACCGCTGCCTGCGACTCAGGAGTGACGTACTCCTCTGATACGATTTGTCTCAGGTCAATCAAGCGCTTGGCAGCACGGTCTTGCGCAGACTCAATGTGCCCCTTGCGCTGCATGTATCGTCGGAATGCGCCTTGTGGCAGGCCGCGACTGGTAGTGAAATACTTTCTGAACACCTCCCCGATTGACTTGGCAATCGAGTTGGCCTTTGGAACTGCTGCATCCAGCACGCCATCGCCAAACCGTGAGAACAGGACAGGGTTGCCTGCGTGTGCCTCGTCCTGAATCAACACATCTTTCGGATCAAACACAACTACAACCTGTGACTCTTGCCCAGAGTTGGAACCCATGCCATCACTCACATCTTTGAAGATGACACCGGCATAGCCATCGTCCCGTGCGTCGTTGATAACCTCTTGGAATTCGTCCGCATCGTAGTCAGAAGTCTGATGAACATACATCTCGCCGCGAACGTGGGCTTTTACAATCGAGTGAACCTTGCCCATTTTTCTGATTCTTTTGTCTAGTCTCTCGATATCTCCGGTAAGCATGTTCTGCTTCTGGATCGCCTTGTTGAGAAACAACTCTTCATCCTTATCAATCGGAACGTCATACAATTCTCTTTCTCGATCAACTTCAGCAGCCTTCTCAAGTACAGCAATCCCTTCTTCTACATTGATGGTTCCGTACTGAGTCATGGCTGCGCGAAGGATTTGAGCGCCAGTTGGGTACGTTGCCAACTCTGCGGTGAACGCTTCAGACAGCATGTTCACTTCGTAAAGGTGTTTCATGTGGCCTGACTTGTACTGGTCGGTTTGGTCTAACTCAAACTGGAGAGTATTCAGGGCCACATCATTGAGGTTCGGCATGATCCGGGCTGGCTTCAGATTGTCTGACAGGCTTTCGATATCCGCAATCAACTCATCAACCGTGCTGAACTCTCTTGTGGTTGGACGCCTGCGATGCATATTTTCCAGAACAATCTTTGCTTGCTCTGGATCGTTTTGGTTCATTTGTTTCAGATGGTCTAGGAACGGCGTACCCTTCGGCTCCAAACTCAAACCAAAGTCAGGGTCGGACGCAATTTCTTCCAGCATGTTTTCGTAATCTTGCTGGGCCTGATACCTAAACTTCTGGTGGTACTGTCGAAGATTCTTGACAGTATCACGCATGCCCTTGGCCTGCTTGCGCGGGCTGGCAGACTCAGATACAACCTGTGACAGCAAGTCTTTGAGAGCAAGCATGTCTCCATCGAGAACCGTGCTTGGGTCTGTCACTTGCTTTAACTGCTCCGCTACTTGGGTTGCATCATCAAAATTGCCGCGAGTACCGAAAGTCGCGTCGTCGTTGTAGAAGTCACCCATGGTGGCATAGGTAGCAAGCATCTCGCCACCAGTGGTACGCGCCAGCATCTCGCTAGTAACAGCAGGCTCCAGCGGCAACTGACGCCTGATGTCAAACTTGAATTGCCTGCCGATACCATTCGGAAGTACCAGTCGGTACTTATCGTTCATATCCCTGTACTTCTTTGGGATATCTTTGTAGTCAAGCGGACGGAACGAAAACAGGTCGCCAAAATCCGTATCGCCTATGATCTCTGACTTTCGATAGGACGCATAGAAGGATGGGTCAAGAATCAAAGCCCTTTTGAACTCTGACGTGTTGAGGCCAAGGACTTCTAACTCTGCATCTGCCTGCACCTTAGCCCTTTCTATCATGTCGATAACGGACTCGTGATACTCCGCAACTTTGCTTGCGGTTTCCTCAGGGGTCTCCCCAAGTTCTGTCTGATACTGCTCAAGGCTTACTGCCACCGCATCTTCAATTTCTTTTGCATAACCCCTTGCCACCATCTTGTCAGTGGTAAGGAAGATGCCAGCCTCTGCGTCCTTTGCCCCCGTGAACGAACCGAACTTATCTTTCTTGAAGTCTCCACCTTCAAGCCCGTACTTCGATTGCGTGCCGTGGTAGAAGGTGACAACCCCGCTGTCAGAATCCGTATCCACTGTCTCGATGGTTGTTCTCTCGCCAAAGTCCTCTGTCTCAGCAGAGCGGTCGGCGTAGGCGTTCATTCGTTCGAGGGTGAGGGGCTTTCTTTTGAAGGGGTTTCCGGGTTTTGATCCGTCAGGTTCGACTCCGAGGGACCAGAGTTTTCCTGCTTCGGAGTTGATATCAGCGCGGGCAAACCTGACTCCGCCGACTTCGACTTGGGCGCGGGAGAAGAAGAGTTCTCCCTTGTAGCCGCGCTCCGTAAGGAATTCATTTCTCGCTTGGCGTATCCTTCTGCGTAGAGAATCTGCATTCCTTCCGGCAACAGACTCTGGCCCGGGAGCATGCTTCGATTTGCTGATGAATCTGTTGGGGATGTCCGCCCCGACAACTTCATATTTTTCCCCGAGTCTTCTCTCGATTTCATTTAGGTTTTCCTCTGTGATGGATTCTGTTGAGCCATGGTAGGCCAAGCCGATTTGCTTGCGAGCCACGTCAAACGGGAAACTGAAACTGGTCATCTCAGCGTAGCCCGCTTCGGTGAACACGTCCTGCATTACCTTTGTGATGCGGTCAAAGTCTCTCTTGCTAGCCGGACCCTTGATAACAATACCGTTCGGCGCTTGCCCCTCATCAACCACCTTGATGCTTTCGACAACTCCAACGCCGTGCTGGTCAAGCACGTAAGCAAGAGTTGCTGCTGCTGCGTCTGTCTGCTTCTCGCCAGCCTCGTCAATAAAGACTTGCAATCCGGGGTTGAAGTCGCCCATCCACCACCCTCGGACAACATCCACTGAACCAAGCAAGTCAACGTTGAGGTCTCTGCCAATAGTGTTCCACTCCTCGTTGAGAATCTTGGCAGCCTGCTGCTCAAACTTTCTGCGCTGTGCGTAAGGGAGTTTGCCAAAGAATTGTGCCTGCTCTCCTTCTTGCATTGCATCCGGCTTGCTTTCACCTGTCAGCCTTCGCGAGAAAAACAAGTCCTGCCGCATGTTGTGCGACATCATGTTGGTGGTGATGTTTGCCATGCGTGCCATTGACTTGGAGGAGTCAGGGTTTGGCATTACCGGGGTGGTAGGCAGCAACATGCCAAGCGCATCGCGCATCTGGAACATGTCAAATTTTGCCCCACTGATCTTGATGTCTCCAAGTTCCACCCCGTACTTAGACATGACTTGATTGATGTTGCTGTCTAGCAGAGTTCTGAATGCAGGATTGGCAACATACTCAGCCATGTACTCAAGCATGGATGACATGCCGTACTCGCCGGTAAGCATCCCTTGTGCATACGGCATCCTGTAATCCATGATTGCGCCAAAGTTGTTCAAGAGTCCAGAATTGGCTGCATCTTGGAAGAACTCTACAGCCGCAATGCGCAGGTTCCCCGGGTTGGACTTCATTACGCTCTCTGCCAACTTATGGAGATCTGTCAGAGCATCACGATAGTCAGGGTCTGTGATGTTCTTTGTCAGCGTTTTGTAATCGGTAAGCAGAGAAACAAAGTGGGCAACCATGAAGTCGTTGGCTACATATGCAGTTGACCCGTATCTCATCTTTGCCAACTGCGCACGCTGCTCCGGTTGCAGGCGAGAGACTGGGCCTTCTACCGCAAGCATTTCCTTGTTGCCTGAAAGTTTCAACGTTTCCTTGTTTGACGTTGCCAGTGCGGCTAGGGACGGGAGGGCGTCCAAGATGATGGTCAACTCGGCACCAAGGTGGTTGCTCTCGTCCATCATGCCGACGGCTTTCGGGTCTATGTTCACCAAAGAATAGAGGTCGGTGTTTTCTTTCGGAGTAACCCATGCCGGGTTAGTCGGCACCACTTCTGCCAGTGTGAAAGAGATCGTGTTCTGGCTAACGGCGTGCGTGTATTCGTGCAGGATTGTTGCCACTGCGCTTTCCAAACCCGCCGTCTTGCGCTCAGATCTATCCATGTCGATGGACATAAGATCCATGCCTGAAGCCGTAGAGAAACTTGAGTGCGTGCCAACTGCATCGGTTGTATTTGCAAGCACTCCGGTCGGGTTGAAGTGGACAACGGAGTTCTCAGACATGCTGCCAGCGCTGTTCAGCAAAGATTTGGCAGTAGCCTTAGACACGTCAGAAATAAATTCTGACTCTGCAACACGTTTCATCAGGGTCTTTGTGTAGTAGGTGACGCCGAAGTTAGTCGATAGAATCGGCGTAATTACACGCTTCATCTCAAGCATGAAGGCAAAGCGGTCAATGTTGCCAGCGATGAGATCGTCAACCAACTGGTCTGTCTGGAGACCTGCTTCCAAGGTAGCGGCCTTCGCGTTCAGAACCATCATGGATGCTTCGTCTTTGGTTGCAAGTCCGAACCTATACAGTTCGTCCGCCATCTCCACTTGATCCTCAAGCATGAAGACCATTGTGTTCCGCATGTTGTCTTTCAACACAGTCAAGTCAAGGTTGGGATCGTTGAGATCCATAGCGGACAACACACGCACAGGGCTTTCGAGGTTCGACCCATCCAGACCAAAGTAGTCATCAATGAGTCTTTGCCCCATAATTGCACCCATGCCTGCGATGGGCAGGCCGCTTGCCAGACCATCCCGCTTGAGTTGCGCAACCCTTGGATCTTTCTTCCGCCGTTGATTGACCACAGGGTTGAGTGCGTGCTTCGGGTCGTCGATATCGTCATCAAGAAACCCTGCGATTGGAGGCCGCATAGATCCCGAGCGCTCCCCAATCGCGTCAACAGTCAGCGATGTTGAGATTGACGGGCGCTGACTGTCAACGTCTGCTCTTGAGAACATTGGCTGGGTAAGCGTGCCCACGTCAAGCGCACGCACCCGGTTGGAAATAGCCCTGTCCAGCCGAGCCGACAGGTTTCTCGCCTTCACGGTGGCATCGTCAGAGAATGGAGAGCGGATTGCATCTGCAATCAAATCAGACTCGCTGCCAGCCATGCTGCCCATAGCCAGACGTGCCTTGACGCCCTGCCGCTGGGGCCGGTATGTCCCAGTGCGTCCAAAGAACTGCCGATATAGATCGCTAGGGGTAGCAGAAACGCCATTCTCAGCCAGTTCTGAGGTCGTTTCTGTGCCATAAACAGCGCGTCGGCGGGCGATACCAGCCTTGATTTCGTCCGTCATCTCAACAGGAGTGCGCGCAAACATGGCAGCAGGCGTGCCAGTTTCATCAGGATCGACAGCCGTCTCGGGATTGAACTCCGAATCCAGTTTGCCGAACGTCTGACTAATCTCTACGAACGATCCGTCTTCGACTCGCTGCGAGTGGCCTGCCATCATCTCGTGCAAAGCATCCCAGCGGTCACGAGTTTCCCAGTCTGCGTCTTCTGGGGTGAAATCAATCAAAGATCGCAGGGTGTTCTTCATCCGGCGAATGACTGGGATGTTGCGGCTGTTGTTTGCAAGAGAAGTGATAACACCACGTGCCAAGTCCGGGTTGGCAGTAGCCATGCGCTGGATGTAGTAAGCGCCAGTCTCTTCTAAGATGCGCTTTGCTCTTGCTTTCTGCTCCTCGTTGCCATTTAGAGCCAACTCAAAAGCGCCAGCCAGTGCTTGCTCGACCTCGGTGATAGTAGTAAGGGTGCCCCGTTCTCCAGTAATTGGGTCTGCTTCAGCCCGTCTGGCAATAGCAAATGCTTCGCGGAAGCCATCTGGGTCTTGCTCCATGGCATTCATAAGGAAGTCAACGGCAGCGCGGCGGTCTTGCCGCATCACACCGTGGAACACCTCGTGTCCCATAAGTGAATCAAACACAGTCCGGTCAAGAGATGCGTCTGCATTGATGTAGATCACACCAGTATCAGACGAGATGGTTGCTGCCACATCGCCGGGCACTGGCTTTCTTGTGTCACCCTCTTTGGTGTAAAAGAACACCACACGCAAGCCGCGCTCTGCGTACCCCTGCTGAGTTGTCTTCTGACTGTCAGACATTTCATCTGGCCCGAGTACAACTAGGTCAAGATTTTCATTACCCTTTCCGTTGTTTGCTTGCTTGCGCAGGTTCTGTTCTAGATCTGCCTCAAAGCCTCTGCCTGCTTCTGCTACCTCTCCCGCCTCCGTCGAGTCAGCCACTTCATCCGCCACCCCCTCCGGCGTGCCCCTTGAGAACCTAGGCGCATCATCAGTAGTGTCGGGAACATCCGCTTCTTCACCTTCTTTTGCAGAGATAGCCTCCTCGCCTCGCGCTTCAAGTGCATCCAGAAGAACTTGACTGTTGCCCTTAGTGACCCGGTCAAGCAGTTTCTTTTCTGGCCCAGTCATCGGGTTGTCTGGATCAGGGTAGAGCATCTTGCTCATCATTGAATCAGCAATAGCGTTTGCTTCTTCATCACTGGCACCGTCTGCTTTTGCTGCTACTACCACGTCGTCAGCAACCCGCTGGATCACATCGTCAGTAGTGACCCCATCAGTTGTCACCTCCTCGATATAGGACGGCGCAGCCTCAGGAGTCAGACCACCAATCAATGCTCCCTCAATCTCAGACTCCACCCGAGCAGTGGACTCAGCAGAGATCTTGCGCAGTTCTCCAAGATCTTTTTCTGACAATGAGTCGAGGAACCGAATCAACTCTTGATTCTTGCCAAGCGTAAACAACTGCGCTTTCTTTTTGGCAGCAGCGATGTTGTTTGAGTCCAAGGTGGCAAGGAACTCTGCCAACTGCGGCATCTCTTTGGCAATCTCAATCTTGAATGCACCAGCAAACGCGCCGGGATTCTTACCTTTGCCAGTGTCCTTGTCGGAGGTGTTGATAAGGTTGAGCGTCATGCGCTCAGTCTGAGGGCCAAAGATTGCGCGAAGGCTTCGCGTCTGGTCTTTGTTGCTGGCAATGCTAGTCAATGCTTTTTGGATGTACTGTTCGGGTGCGCCCGCAGCCCGCAAGACCTTTTCAAACTTGGCTTTGCTGCGCATGATGTTCAGGTTGTGGAGTCCCCGAATCATCACAGATGAGACCGCGCCGCCAAGCGGCTCGTCATCGTGCAGCATCATCTGTTCTCTAAACTCAATACGCAACCGGCGGTTGACGCTCTTGATGTTCTCCTCTGTTACGTTGACAAACTCGTAACCGGTGCGCTGTCTATTTCGTAGTTTGACCGTGGTTCCAACTTCGGCTGGCGCAAGATTCATAGCCAGATTCATGTTTGAAATCGTGCCGCCGAAGCCACCTGTGGCGAAAGAGATTGCGCCAATGGTTTTCATTTCCTCAAGGTACTCAGGGCTAAACAAGGCTTGGTTTGCTAACTCTGCATCCCCACGCACGTTTTTGAAATACGCACGCTGAAAAGTATTTTCAAGCAATTCCTGCCCTGACTCTCGGAAGCCGCCCAAGGCGTATGCGCCATAAGCAGTATCTTCGACGACCGCGACCAGATTGCGCATGAACGCGGGCTTGGTTGCAAACTTGCCTATGCCTCCGACAATGGACTCGGAAACGCCAGTCATTAGGCCAGCGAATGCACCATCTTGAAGAGAGCGCGAACGCGCTTCGTCGGGGTCCATGCCATTGCCGATGTAGTATTCGTATCTCTGCTTTTGCGTTGTGCCTTGGACGTATCCCATGGCAGTTCCGACAAAGCCCACGAACGAAAGGCCGAGAGGAGCCAATGCCCCACTGACAAGCATCTGCATGGCAAGTTGACCAGCAGCGGAACCAAAGCCTTCAACAAACTTTGGTCCTTCGTACTGAACAAGTTCTTGGTATGGCTTGGCCCAATCTTCGCCCAGCACATCCTCGGATATGCGATCAATAGCGGCTGCGTAGTCTGGATCAGCAAGGTTGGCAAACCCGCGCACTGACATAGGAATAACTTGTTGAGCGGTGTGCTGCGCATTTTCTAAGATGTGTTGCACGCTCGTGCTAAACGGTCGCACGTTTTCGTTAATCATGGTTCCAAACACGCCAAGACCAGCGGCGGCTTCGCCCTCTAGTTTGGCACCCATGATTCGATTGTTGACCCGCATTGCCGCAAGCGCTTCAACATATTTCTGCCCGAGGTTTGACTGGCTTCTTGCCATGGCAACAGCGTTTTCCAACTCAAACTCGTTTTCCAACTGGTCAGCAGAGATGTATTCGCCAACGTCCTCGCCGCGTCCACCCATGCGGGGAGGAGCCTCGACGTAGTCTTTAAACTCTTCGTACTCATCAAGCGTGATGGACTTTTTGCCAGAAAAAAAGTTCTCGTGCATCCGGCGGTGTGATACAGGGATGCGCAGCAACTTGACTGCTCTTCCGTTATCGTCAACTACAGCAATGGGCCGCGCTGTATACACCTCGCCAATCTGATAATCAGCACTGGTGCCCATGACTGGCTCAACAAAGTTGTCTAAAAAGAAACTTCCCTTCTTGCCTTGGTAGCCGCCACCTGCTTCTTCGAGCGGCTCTAGTCCTTTTTCTCCTCTCAAGACGCGCGCTTCCCGATTACCTAACTGTCCAAAGTTGCGTTGCAGGAACGAATAGACGTGGTCAAAGGTGTAGTTGCCAGTTATATTATGGACGCCCTCACGGTGGTAAGCAGCATCACCAGCAGCCTCATCCATCTTGGCCCTGATTGCGGCATCATTTGTGGAAGTGAGCATATCCATGCCGAGCGTCGAAACGTCGGAAAGGTTGAGCGCCCCTTGGAACGCCTGCTCTGCTTTAGTTGCTGCGTCAGTGAAGTCTCGCATAGGTTCTCGATTTAGATTCCTGCTGGCCTACGGTCTTGTTGGAGCGCTCTGGATTCGGCAGTGCCAGATCCAAGCGCCCGCTCTTCAGACTTGACTTTGGCTTCATGTTTTGCCGCTGCAATCTGCCCGTTGTACTGGTCAGAGTAAGCCATAGCCGTGGCTGCTGCCACTTGGGAAAGAGTGAAATTGCCACCGGCAGCGTTCAACCGCTGCATAGTTTTCATCACGTCGTAGTTCTTGATTGACGCATCTCCGGGTCCAGCAACATGCTGTTCCAAGAAGTCAACGTAAGAAATGCGAGATCGCGCCTGCGAGTGCAGGTGTTGCGCGTTGCGCATGCGATCCATAAGCGGCTTGACCGCTCGCATGTAGGCACGCTCTGCACGGTTGCGCTGATTGCCATCCTCTACTGGGTCAGCCGCCATGGCTGCTTCGATGAAGGCTCGATATCTTTCCGTAGAAAGCGGGCCGGTCTCAAGAGCGTTGATCTCTAACTCGGTAACTTTCATCAGGTGGGTGTTAGCCACACGCGCTTCCGCGTTTTGCTTGCGCATACCGTTGGTTTTCATGCGCTCCACTGCAAACTGATCTGGCGACTTCATAGCGCCCAAAACGCTAGAGCGCATTGCATCCCCACGCCTGCCAAATCCAGCCTCTACAAAAGCCTCGACGTGCGCCATTTTGATTTGCTCGTCGGTTGGGTCTTCAGGCAGCGCCTTAAGGCGCTTAGTAAATTCTTCTTGGTACTTTTCGTACCTGCCCTTGTATACGTTGTAAGCCTCTTCGTTTTCTTTTGACAAGATTGTCGGGTCGGACATGGCCTCAAGACGAGAGGTTTCAAGATCGAAGTCTTTGCTGAGGGCAGCGGTGGCAGACTGCATTTTTGCCAGATAATCTTCCTCTTCTTGTGCCAGAGCCAACGCTTCCTGCTGGAGTCTTTCCTGTGCTTGTTGCTGCACAGATTGCACCCTGTTGAAATCAATGGTGTCAAACAGGGTGCTGTTGTTGCGGTACAACTCTGCCAGCGCTTGGTCACGTTCTTCTGCACGCAGACTTGTGTTGCTATCAATAGCATCAATTTGCCGCTGCAAGTCTCGGTGCCGTGCCAATGTATCTGTATCGCCAAACTCTTGTGCGTAGTTCAGCACGTCTGCCATGCTGCTGGCAAGACGCTGCTTGATTCTCGCAATGCCTTCAGGCGTTTTGTAGTCCAGCACTTCAAACGAATCGGTGGCGGGGTTGAAAACAACAGTGGTAATCTTGCCAGTTTCAATGTCGAACCTGCCATACGTGCCGTCGTCACGCAAGATTGTTTGGTTGTCAGCCAGACCTGTGGTGTCAATCTGCCCATCTACGTACCTTGCCTGCACCGGTCTTTTTGAGGCTACGGGTGCAGATGCTATTTGTGGGGCGTCACCAAGCCGTGAACCCATAAACCCTGAGCCAGCACCCGTAAATAACGGCCCGACTCTTGCTGCACGAGCGTCTTTCCGCTCTTGATCTTTTTGATTGCGGAGCGCTTCGGCGTCTTCTTTAATTAAGCCACGAAGAACATCTTGTTCGAGTTTTAGTTGGTTGATTGTTTCCTCTAGATCAACCCGCTTGTCCGTCTGGACGGTTGTTTCGGCAGCGCCCCCCTGTGCTGCCAAGTTCTTAAGTTGTTGGTTGGCTTCTCTGAGCCTCTTTTGAACGCCACGGAGATCATCTCGTCTATTCATTATCCTGACCTCTTGGTAAAGCCTGCAAGTGTTGCGTTAGATGGCAATCTAACCTCTCCTCCAACATTTGTCACAGAAGTCAGGTCTACCAGTGTGGAAGCACCATCGGCTCTAAGGACGCCGCCGTAAATTTCGACCGTCCCCAAGTCAACCAGTTCGTTTGCAGATCGAGACTTGACTCGGCTGAAGTCTGCCTCTCCTCCAAATAATGCAAGATGTGTTTCGCCTGAAGCAAGGTCTTGATCGCTCTGGTGCAAATACCTGCCTTTGCCCATGACAGTGATAGTTGCAGGCGTGTGGTGCGTCGTACCGGCTGAACTTGCAGCAGTAGAAATAGTGCCGCTGCCGTCAATCTTGCCAGACTCTTTGACTGTCAAAGTCCCAGTGCCCGTCACGATTGCTCTAGATTTGGGGCGGGTCGCCGCTGATAGTTCTACAAAGCCTGAGTCCATGTAGATATCGTTTATGTAAACGCTAGTCGATGGAATTTCAACAATGCAGGACCGAGAAACATCGGCAATTTTTACGAACTCAGTACCGCCGTTGCCAGTGTGCGTGGCGTTGATGACAATTCTGCCTCCAACACCTTGGCCCATAATGCTAATTTTGTGGAATTGCTCGTTGAGTTTGAGTGTGCCCCTGTTCTGGGTGACAAACACATTTTCGATGTCGCCTTCAATATTGTAGTAGCGCCCCCCGCCACCAAAAGTCGCACCCTTTTCCCCACCGTCGTTGCAGTCAATTTGGAGTGCAGCGGTTTCAGTCCCAATGTTGCCTGTGTAACCCGGCCCAACGATAAACTGGTCGAGTTGCAGTGTTGGGTCTGGGATCAAACCATAGAGAACATCGTTTGAGCCTTCTGTGAAGTAGACAATAGCCTCGTCTACGGGCACTGAGCCAAGGCTCCAGTTGGCAGCCGTGCCAAAATCGTTTGGGCCAGCATTTGCAGTGGTGGTTGCGACCGTATATGCGGTGTTGCCATTGTCACTGACAGCCAACTTGAACGGCCTGCCAGCCAAGTCGGCTGTGATTGTCACAGTGTCAGTTGATACCGTGTAGGTCAGGCGGGAAAAAAGAGACAACGAACTGCTGGCAAGCGCAGACTGCACAGCCGACGCAGTGGTGTTGTTGTTGGTGTCCGCAACCGTGTGCGTGACTGCTTGCGTAGAGCCGTCTTCAGCAGTCAAGGTAATAGTGACTGTGTTGCCTGCTTCGGACGTGGTAAACCGGATGGTCTGCACCTGCGCAACAGCAGTTGCCCCGCCGATCCATCTGTTGTGAGTTGTTGTCATATGAGGTACACCTTTGTCAGTGCGTTGGGATCTGACGAGCCGTTAGCCGTCGAGGTTTTCATGCGAATTGCGTACACCCCAGTTACATCAACCGCCGTGGTTGTGCCCGGAGCGCTGTTGGTAAGCGTGGTTGCTGTGTCGAAGAAATTCTCTCCGTCAGCAGAATATTGGAGTTTGGCAATACCGCTGCCAATAGACAGAGATGCGTCTGGATCTGGGATCAGATGCAGCAGCGCGTGCCGGTACCGAGCAATGAGAACTGGCGCAGAAACGCCCGCCTCATCAGTCAGATTTATTCTCATCTCTGCTGTCTTTCCCAAACTTAGCAATCCTGTTTAAAAACTTTTGACGCTTGCGGCAGCCGCAGCCTTTCTTCTTAAATCTTCGGAATGGGGTCTTGTCAATTGTGAC